CACTATATAAGAAGTTGATTCCTGATATGTTTGTAATACATTTGTGTCCTCCTGAGTTTGCCTTTAAGAAGTCATAACCATTAATGGTTTGTTTTTCAGGGTCGAATGAAGGCATTTTACCATAAAGTGCCATCATATCTTTTGATGTAAATCCTACTGACTCTGGTGTTGCTTCTCTTTCTGCAATCTTTTTGATTATTTTAAAACTTAATACTTGTTTTTCTAATTCAGGTTTAAAAATTTCCAATATTTCGTCTTTAATTTCACCTAAATTTACTCCTTTAAGTGCTCTTTCTTCTTTAAATGGATTACAAGACGCTTGAACCATACCAACTTGTCCTCCAAGACCAGTAACTAAAAAGTCAGCATCAGGATGTAATCTAAATGGAACGTATCTATCATATGAACCTTTTTTCATACTACCAAGTCCAAACTGAGAAATAACATTACCTGTTTTTTCAATAACACCTTCTTTTTGTCTTGCCTGTAAGAATTTTTCTTGGTTTTGTGTCATAGTTTCTACCGTGGCATAACCTTGTTCTTTAGCCATAGCCTTAATATTGTTTAAAATACTAAGTAATGTTGGTTTTGATTTCATTACCAAAGTTTCCAAGAAATTAGGATTATTTTTGTAAGCCAACAACAATTTGTTAACCACAAGTCCCATCATCATTTTATTTTTCTTCAACGAACTATCTTTATCAAACTTATATAAGAAGTTCATAACCATTTCAGGTGTGATTTTGTTTACTGCGAAGTTTGCAGAGTCTACTGTTGATATCAACATAATATCATCAGATGGGAAAATTTCTTTAGGGGATATCACTTGTGAAATTGTTTCAACATTAGACCTTGCGTGTCTAAAACTTGTTGCAGTATCATCTTCAACTCCTGCTTGACTATCATGGTGGTCTGTATGTATAACAAACATTGGTTTCCCGTGTGCAAAATCTACAAGAACCGGCATTACGTTACCTTCTCCTTCTGGTTTTTTAATTGCAAACTCTTTTGAACCATATTGAATCACTTCACATTCAACTACATCAATACCATGTTGCTCCAAATAGTTCTTCATGGCAATCGCAGTTGTTACACCATCTAAGTCTTGATGAAAATAAATTTTAGCCTTTTTATATCTTTTAGCGAGATTATTAATATCTCTAATACCTGATTCTTTAATCAGCATTTTATATTGGCTTTCCGTTATAATAATTTTCATACTAATAAATACCCCGTAAAATAAAAAAACCCAATTAAATTGGGTTTTCAGTTATTGTTTCAAGTGTCTTGAAGTAGTCAACTCTTGTCTGTGATATTTTTGCGTAGTTTTCACTTAATTCTATACCTAACCATCTTCGGTCCAATACTTGTGCGGCAACTAAACTAGTACCACTACCTGCAAATGGGTCTAATATTATATCGTTCTTGTAGGATAATATTTTAATCGCTTTGGTTGGAATGTCCATCGAGAACGTTGCCTTGGTGAGTGATTTAGTATCTGCAAAGTAATTCCACTGACCAAACACAAGTTCCATAAACTCTTTCTTATCGTTTTCTTCATAAACTGTTTTTTTCTTTATTGTTCCATCCTCCTGTTCAATTTCAGTTGGAACTCCCTTCCATTGTGGTTCACCTTTAACTTTTTTAATGTGTTGTTTTTTGTAAGCCAATATAACACATTCTTTTGGGTTATAGATATATGGGCTTGATGGGCTCATCCAAGAACCCCAAGCAGTAGTCTTACTTCTATGTGGTGATTGTTCTTCTAAATCAACAATACCAAAGAAACCATAACCAATTTCTTTCATGATTTGCCACATTTCAGATACAAAAAAGATACGCCCACCTTTTTTCTGTCTGTTAATCTCATAAGGAATATTAAGGGCAATTCTACCATCATCTTTTAAAACATTGTATGCTTCTGTTAACCAATTTTTGGCAAATACTTTGTACTCTTCAAATTCAACATCATCATCATGAACATCATAGTCAATACCAACACCATAAGGTGGTGATGTTACAATTAAGTCAATGCAACCTTCGGGTAATGTTTTCATTACCTCAACGCAGTCTCCGTTTATAATTCTTCCTGTTTCTATCATTTTAAAATATTATTTTTAATAATTCATATATTAATCCCCATGTTAGTATTATTGTACCAATCACAATACATCCAAATAAAATCCTATAACTTGTTTCATAGTTTTTTTCTGACTTACCTTGAAAGTCGTTTGGGTCCCACTTTTTCATAGTTATAGTGTTTGAGCAATTATTTGAGCCAATTTATACCCTGTAAATGCACCTATTGCTGCCGAACCCGGTAAAACTATAAATTTACCCAACATTGTTTCATACTTTTTTCTATTAACAATATAAGAAATTAATATATAATATACAATATAGTTGATTAAAACTAAAAAGTCCAGTTCTTTTGATGCAAAAACAACAATAGAATTTCCTAAAAACCCCCACATAAAATTAATCAAGGTTTCACGAATTAATTCGTTTGGCGTTGTTATTGCGTCCAACACATTTATCTCTTTATCAAGACCTGTTTTCTTCAAGGGTTTTGATGTGGTGTTGGAGGTACCAGAGGGCTTTTCTGAGGTCCTCAAGTTCTTTGTCTTTTCCTTTTTTTCCTGCACGTGATATATATTTTACTGTATTACCTAAACTAAATCCTAATTCCCAAGCATCAATGACTTTGATGGCTTCGTATGGGTTATCTTGTCCCCCGTAATGTTGTGGATGATTCACTTGTTCTTTTTCAGGTGGTGGACACTGACAAGGTCCTGTGCCACCACATACACATTCTTTCTCCATTATTCGGCTTCTTCTTCTCTATATTCACTTAATAACTCATCGTTAGTTATTGTTCCGTATTTTTCACTTAGACCTTCCATTTTTACATTTTTATTCATCATTCCTCTTATATCGAATATTTGTTCAGCAGTTATCAAAGACGTAACAATTTCTTTAATGATTTTATATGGGTCTGCGTTTGAACCTGGTCTACGGTCTTCAACATAACCTTTCCATTGTTTTGCGGTTTCTTGTGGTACTCTAATAGATGCTCCTCTATCAGATACACCCCAACTAAACTTATCAATTGATTGTGTCTCGTATTCACCAGTCAAACGAAGATTGTTATTAGAACCATAAGCTTTAATATGGTCTTCATGTCTTGAACCAAACGAATTAAATATTGCTGTGAAGTATTCATATCCACCTTTATTTCTCATTCTTTTGTTTGAAAAATTTGTGTGTAAACCTGAACCATTCCATTCACCATGTGTCAAAGGTTTTGGATGTAAATCAATATGATAACCGTATTTCTCAGAAATTTTATAAAGGAAGTATCTACTCATCCAAAGGTCATCTCCACCTTTTAATTTTCCTTTTGAAAACACTTGATATTCCCACTGCCCTAAAGCCACTTCTGCGTTTGTACCAGTTATATCAATTCCATACTCTAAACACATATCTAAATGTTCTTCAACAAAATCACGACCAGCGACGTTGTGTCCAACTCCACAGTAATACTCACCCTGACCTTTTAAAATATTTCTTTTGTGTCCTAACATAGTTCCGTTAATCTCTTCACGAATAAAATATTCTTGTTCAAACCCAAACCATAAATCTTCTTCTTCTTCATTAAGTTTGGCTCTTTTATTAGTTTCGTGTGGTGTTCCATCAGGGGTTAATACCTCACATAATACATAAACCGTACTATTATCTAAAGGAAACCCGCGACTAGTATAAACTCTCACTGGATTTAATAATCTATCAGAATTACCTGTATCTGCTTGATTTGTGGATGACCCATCAAAATTCCAAACCGGTAATTTACCAATTTGTACTATATTTTTAATTGATTCGTAGTCTACAATTTTAACTTTACTTCTAAGATTTGGCTCAGGTTTATAACCGTCTAACCAAACGTATTCTAATTTAACTTTCATTTGTTTTGATTTATATAATTGATTATTGTTTCTTCAGATTCACCACTATTGAATAATCTGTAGACTGAGCGCGAAAATTTGTCTGTTGTAAAAACAGCGTCGGCGTCAAGATATTTCATTATGTGATGTAGATTTTTTAAAATGTGTTCTTTACTAATAACTCTCTTATTGAACCCCATTTTGATTTGTTTTGATGTTATTTAAAAAATTTTCTAATTTTTCTAAATCTTCTTTTTCAGGTGATATTTTTTCTTTATCTAATTCACCTTCAATTTTACCAATTGTTTTACTAAGTAAGTCGTGCTCAACTTCACCATCGATTTCTTTTAATATACGTCTAACTTTATTCCCAAAATCCATATCATTTGGGTGATTTTTTGACAATTCTTTAATTATTTGATGTAATCCTAATTCCATGATTAAAATATAGTTTATGAAGTTTTCTTTGTCAAATTATTTTTTGAAATTAATTTAGATTGAATCATGTAATTCATGACTTTTCTTTTTGTTATTGGTAATATGGTTTCTTTAAATGGGAATTGGTTAGTGTGGTATACTCTAAAAAGAATTAAATTCTTGTAAACCTCAGGGTCTTTTAGATTTTTAATTAGAGTTGATTTAGAATTCTTAATACCTTCTTCAAATTTTTCATTTTCACAAGAACAAACCTTTTTAATTATACATTTAGTTTCGGTAGCACCTCGTTTAATAGGTTTTATAACAAACTCATAAAGAATTGTTTTTTCACAATCTTTAATAAAAAATAAACCTTGTTTTGAATCAATATTTTTTTGATTTTGAATAGCCTCAATTGAAATCGTATCACTAGCAACTTCCCATATCGCTTTTGCTTGGTTGAAGTAGTCTTTTAATTTTTCAGAAGAAAAAACACAACTGTTGTATATTTCACCAATCTCTTCTCTTGTGAAAAGTGGGACTTCGTTAGCAATTAAATCAGAAATTAATATCTCATCATCAGGGTCCTTTAAATTACGATTTAAAGTCAAAAATTGACCTTTTTCAATAATCAAATTGATATTTGCTAAATGAAAAGAAATCTGTTGGAAATTTGGGTATAATTTTAAAGACGTGAGTTGTTTATCTACTTTTTGTAGATAATCTAAAATAACGTATTGTTTGTGTTCAAAATCAATAGGTTCTTGAAATACCCAATTTGTTTCCATTAAATAAATGTATTCAACTATATTGTGAATGTAAATAAACTAGTTGTATCTAAATACAATATAGGTTTCGTTTTCAACATCAATTTCTTCATAGTCACCGTCATAACTACCAAGAATATTACCATAACTATCTTCTTGTATTATAGTATCAATTATACCCTTAGTGTCTGCATAATCAACAATATTTTTTGGGTCCATTCCCATTTCTTTAAATAAATTAATGAAATTGTCTTCATTATCATCGGCCCAATTATCTATTGCTTCTTCTATTTGGTCTTCGTTGTAATCACCTTCAGGATTTTCTCTAATGTCGTCAATTAGGTCTTGAGCGTCAACAATTTCACCACCTATTTGTTGTTTTTGTTCATCAGTAAGGCTAGTATCTGTTTTAAGTTTTTGATTTAATTTTTGAATTTTAGACTCATAAATTTCAATATACTTATATTGTTGATTGGTTAAAACTTTAGATACTCCCCAATCTTCAGGGGCATCATAAACAACTTCAGTAATATATTCCCTTAAGAAATGTAAAACCTCACCACGGTCTAAGTTAGACTCCCAAACCCATTTATTAAATGCATCAAATCCTAATTCATCAATTCTTGATTCAATAGCATCAGTACAAGAATCGTAAATATTATCTTTATCGTAAACCACGTATTCTTGTTCAAAACCATCATCACCTAACCATTGGTACATTTTACCTCCGTAGTGTGAGTATTTCATAGGATAGATAAAATATTTATCTTCATCTTCCGATACTAATTGTTCGGTGTCTTTTATATATACAAATAATGCTTCGGTTTCGTATGAAATTTCATCACCATTTTGAATATCCCATTCATTATTTGCTCTTAAAACATTTAACTCTTGATATTTTCTGTCTAACTCTTTTTGTTTTTTAATACGGTATCTTAAACTATTATAATCATAAACACTATCAGCCTTTTCATCATCAAAAACATCAACACTCGAACTGGCAATATTTAATTTACCCTCAATTTTGGAAATTAAATTCAAGTTTTTAATATCTTGGTTACCTGACAAATCAAGGTCTCCAACTATAACAACTTGTTTATTTCTGTAATCAGGTAATTTCATTATTGTAGCAACATCACCATTTACATAATTAAGTAAATCTTTGAAGTCACTAGTATCAATACGAACAACTTGTTCCAATTCTTCTTTCAATACCTTCTTTATAGTTTTTTCTATCGACATATGTTATAAATATCCAAAAATACAATTGATTTATCTTTTAACCCATATAAATTATATAATACAAAATATTTATAGATATAATAAACGTTTAAAACTTTAAAGTCATGGGATGCGGATGTAAAAAAAACCAACAACCTGAACAACCAGTAGCAGAAACTCAACAACCACAGGTTGAGTCAGATAAAAAATAATTTATAGAAATCATGGGATGCGGATGTAAAAAAAATCAAGCGGCACAACAAACAACACAAACTCAACAACAACAAACAAACGAGTCTGTTAAAAAAGCTGTTACAAAAATTGTTCAAAAATATTACAACAAAAAGTAATTTTATTTTAAGTGTTTAGATTAATTTTTTTTTTAAGTAAAATTAGTCAAATAAACACTTAAAAATATAATATGAATTATTTTGAAGTTCACAATTACTTAGACGGTAAAAACATTTGTAACATTTTTGCAAATCTTATAGTTAATAAAATTCACAAGGAAGTTCCTGACGCTAAAACTGAAATAACAGTCACTAATGTCAGGAACTTTTTTATTGTTAAAGGGTCAACATCTTATGAGAAAACAATAGACTTATCTGAATTATTAAGAAATTTCTATTCAAAACACGACCCATCTAAAATTAATGACGTTAGGGTATTTGATTTAATCACATATAATAAAGAATTTAAATCATATCCTGTAGAC